CCGAGATTGTTTCTCGGAAGTAGAATTGTGAGCTTCTTTGTCCCTATATGGCAAAGAGCAGCCCCGCGAATCCTAACCCGATTACGGGCGTTAAATCGTCAACGGGGCTTTTAATTTCAAAAGGAGAAATAGATGCAAACTAAAGAAATAACAGTTGAGATTGAAGACGAAGAGGTAACTCTAGACGTCACTGTTGAGTATGAAATCGACCAAGGCGAACCAGCAGAGTATCCGAGCAAGCACAACGAAACTGGATATCCTGGCTCACCATCAAGCCTGATTATCCATCACGTAACGGTTGATAGATACGAGTGCAAAGGCACAGCGATTTATCGGGATGGTTGGTCAATGATGCTGTTTGAAAAGCTCGACGAAATCGCAGAGGACTACGTTAAGAGATTGGAAGTGATTCTTTAATTTTATTGTTATTAGAGGGTGAATCATGAAATACAACCACGAAAAAAGCTGGGGTAACGTCCTGGTATTCGAGCAAGACGGAAGCGACTTTGTTTTTTTGAAACAGGCAGTCGAATGCAAAACAGAACAGGTTGGGATAGTGGGAATGCAATTCAGCGAAGGTCGTTGCAATCTATTAACGATTGGATTCGACCAGAATTATTTAAAAGCGGCTCAGGAATCATGGAACGAGGTAACAGATGAAAATTAGTACATGCGAACAAGGCTCGGAAGAATGGGACGAGATAAGGCGAGGGCGAGCAACTGCAAGCCAGTTCGGAAAGATACTGACAGCTAAAACAATGAAGCTATCCGCGCAGTCTCATAGCTATGCGGTGAAATTAGCGGCGGAATCATTAGGCGTAGAATCAATGCCGAAGTACAAAACGGAATCGATGATGATTGGAATCGAGCGTGAACCATACGCCAGGTCAGACTATGCAGAGAGTCGAGGAGTACACGTCAATGAGGTTGGCTTTGTAATGCCTAAAGACTCTGACAGATGGGGCATGAGTCCAGACGGAATTATCGGCTTTGATATCTTCGATGACAGGATCGTTATCGAGGGATTATTAGAGATTAAATGCCCCGATGCTGAGACGCTGATTGAGTATCACTTGCAAGGCGTAATGCCACCAGCTTATGTGGCACAGGTCCAAGGCCAGTTATGGATTAGCGGTGCTTTATGGTGCGATTTCTACGCATGGCATCCAGAGCTAGAACCATTCGAGCTTCGGGTATACCCAGACCAAAAGTATCACGAAGCATTATCTAAAGCGTTACCAAAATTCATTGAAACGGTGGACGCAATTAAAGCAAAAGTAAAGAAGCGTGATTTATTCGGAATCGATTTTAGCGGGGTGCAATGTGGATGAAATTAACTATCAAGACATGGTGAGGGCGGCGCGTGCTAATAAAGAGCATTTGAGCTATATCGACATGGAACCAGGTACACGCCGAACAGTGGTCATACAGAGCGTGATTAAGCAAAAAAACGTCAAGTCATCCAAAGGCAGGACGGAAAAAGAGGTTCATTTTCTGAAGTTACAAGGAACGGAAAAGATGCTTTGGTTATCGATTGGAAAACTCAAGTCACTAGCCGACGCGATTGGCCGAGATGCTTCTAAATGGCCAGGCCAAAAGATAGTTCTATTTGCAGACCCTAGCGTGACTTTTGGACGTGATGTTGTTGGTGGAATCGTAATTGAGGCGTCAAAGTGAAACAGACACCAGAAGAAAAACGAGCTAACCAATTGAACCGAACTTACGAACGATATAAGGCTTTGACGGTTGGGCGTTGTAAGAATGACGCGCTAAAGGAGTTTCAAAAACTAAGGCGGATGCAATGCGGCATAGAGTATGGAAAACACAGAGACGATTTAGCGAGTTGTATTTCATGCGGAAAGGTCGAGCTAATTAAAGAAATGGACGGAGGGCACTACATAAGCAGGGCCAGGACCGTTACGGCTTTTTCTCCGCTCAATGTATGGGCTCAGTGTAAATATTGCAATCAGCATTTGAACGGGAACCAGGCAGAATACCGGATGGGATTGATTGAACGTGTTGGAGTCGAGGCGGTTGAATTCCTGGAGGAAATGCAAAAAGAAGAAGTGAAACTTACCAAATGGAACTACGCAGTACGGCGGGAATACTACAGAAGTTGCATAAAGCAGTTAGGGGGATAGATGGAAACACTACGCAGGCTGATTAGCCAATTGAAAGCAGAGACGAAACGAGCGAGAGCAAAACTAGAGTCAGGCAACGAGGAGACAACGAAGCAAGCGAAGTACGTAATAGTTAAAAACGGCGAGTTAATCATCAAGTTAGAGAAAGCACGAAGGGAAATTAAAGAATGTCTAGTTTAATCACAATTGAAGGCAAGGTTTACCACGATAGCGGAGTTCAAACGTTTGGTTCTAAAGGATTCAAAAAACGAACTTTAGTTATCGAGACAGACGCAAAATTTAACAGCCTGATTCCTATTGATTTAATCAGTGACAACCTAGAAGCAGATGTTTCATTGAATGATTCGCTAACGGCTGAGTGTTACTTGAACGGGTCAAATGTGGATTATTTCAAAGGGCGAGCGTTTCTAAGCCTAACGGTTAGAGAAATAAACGTAACAGGCAAGGAGAATCCAGCCGCCGACGTCCCACAATCGGATGAGGTGCCATTCTAATGAATGATTTAACAGTAATCGAGCGTCGAGATTTACAACGGCTAGAGACACAAATTGAAAACGGGTTGAAAACGTTTTTGCAAGTAGGTCTAGCTCTTAAAGAAATACGGGATTTAGGCTTATATAAGGAGTTCGGAACGTTTGAGCAGTACGTCTCGAAACGTTGGGAGTTAAGCAGTAGACGAGCATATCAATTTATTGATGCTGTGGATGTAGCGGAAAATCTTGGCAATCAAAATGTGAACCATGGTTCACAAACACCAACCAACGAACGCCAATATAGAGAACTCGCAAAGCTCGAGCCTGAGAAAATCCCAGAAGTTTGGCAAGCAGTAACTAAAAACTGTGAGGAAACAGGGGAGCAACCAACAGCTAAGAAGATTAAAGCTATAGCGGCTGAGATAGTAGAGCCGTTCGAGTATGTCGAGGTTGACGAATCCGAGATTGAACCAGGTGATATCGATTGTGGGCCAGTTGATTGGAAGCCAGTGCATAGGAAGGCGATTGCTACGTGCGAGGCTTTGATGAGGGCTATCGGTGATTTGAATGAATTGAAATCTAGCGAAGCAAAACAGCACTGTATCAAGTGGTGCGATGATATCTGGGAGGCTTTGAAATCGTGGTAAGTCTAAGGGAATACCAACAGGATCACGTTAAAGCGGTTCGAGATGCTTTAATTCGCAACCGCCGCGTGATAATGACGGCGCCGCCTGGTGCTGGTAAGACTCGAATGGCTAAGCATATCATTGATGCTAAACTCTCCAGTCAGGTCAAGGATGGCCAGACTGGGCGGGTATTATTTGCGGTTCATCGCAGGGGCTTAGTAGAAAATGCAAGTCAGTCATTTTTAGAAGATCCGAGCCTGGATCATGGCTTGATAATGTCAGGGATGGAAACGAGCTTTGGTGAGAAGTTGCAAGTAGCCTCGATTGACACCCTGAATAGTTGGTGGTGCGATGGTGGAGAATTCAAAGGGTATACTTTTGATTTAATCATTTTCGACGAGTGCCACTCGCACGGAACCACGCTGCAAACGTTTCTAAAAGGCCATGACAAGGCAAGGGAGATTGAAGGGAATAATCCAGCGTTTTTGATTGGATTATCTGCAACGCCACAAGGGGAAGGATTAGCAGACACCTACAAGGAAATTGTAAACGGACCAGAGCCATCGTGGTTAATCGAAAAGGGTTATCTGAAACCGTTTAAATATTACAACGGAACCGCAGGCCAGTTAGATAAATTAGTCAGAAATGGACAGCGGTTTACATCTGATTCAAATATAGCGGCAATGGAAGGATTGAACGGTGAGTTAGTAAGGGATTGGGAGCGATTCGCGGAAGGCCGAGCAACTGTCGGTTTTTTTTCATCTAGGGCTAATGCAAGACACGCAAAAGGATTATTGCAAAAAGCAGGTATTCGCGCGGAGTACGTTGACGGAGAAACGCCAGACGATAAAAGGCGGCTGTTTTATAAGTTATTGAATCAAGGCGATATTGATTATCTCTGCAATGTTGGCGTAGTTGAGAGGGGAACGGATATTCCACGGGTATCATGCGTTCAGCTCTGCACAGCTATCGGTTCAATTGTTCGTTATCGTCAAATGATTGGGCGAGCTTCACGGCCTCATCCAGACGTTCGCGACGCCTGCATTCTTGACCATGGTGGAAATATAGACCGGCATGGGTTTTTTGACGATCCAATTGAATGGAGTCTAGAGCGTAAGGTTACTGAGGCTAAGGACGCAGCAGAACGTCCTACGCTCGAATGTCCGAATTGCGGCAGAAAATACAGGGGCGGTCGATGTGTTGAATGCGATTACGAACCAACGCAGACCGAGCGGAAAAAGCAAGGGTTAGAGTTTGACGGAACGGAATTAAAAGAAGTCACAAAACGCAATCAACCGAAGCCGATAAGTAACGAGGCGTTAATGCTACAGGCTTTATACGCAGCAGGGCGAAGCGGTAGAACAATTCGTCAGGCCGTAGCGATAGCGTATAGGAAGGCTAAAGATCGAAATATGCAATTTCGGGTTCCTCGTTATATTGAGGTTGCGGGCAATAGAATAGAGATGGTACGATTTAATTCGCCAGATCAATCTAAGCGGGTTGCTGAGATTTACGAGTTTACTAGGAGGAAATAATGAAAAGGTGTGCTACTTGTAAACAGGAAAAGCCGTTCGAAGCATTTGCTATAGATAGAAGAAACAAGGATGATTGTAGCTGTTATTGTCGAGAGTGTATTTCAGCAAAAAACAAGACTCCAGAAGTTAAAAACGCACCAAGCAAGAGAAAAAACTGGGGCAATGCGATGTTCGATTTATTGGATATTGACGAGTCAGAGTATTGAAACACGAAATAACCAAAGCCAAATCAATTGAAAGATTGGAGTTTTTAAGATGGGTGATTAAACAGGATATCGAGAACGGTTGTGATTGGACAAGAGAAATTGACTTGGATGAGTTACGATCTGAATGGTCAAAGCGGAAAGAAGTATTAACTAATTCAACACAGATGGTACAATTAAGCAAGTCAAACGCTACTCAATCAAGGGTAAATCATGATCACCATCGACAATCAAAAGCAGTGCAGCAGATGCAAAGAGTGGAAGCAAGCAACAAATGAGTTCTTTGGGAAAAACAAGAAATCGTCATTGGGGCTACTTTCGCACTGCCGCAATTGTGTATGTGAAAAAACACGCGAATGGTGCAAAGCAAATCCAGAACGGCATAAAGAAAATAAACGCAAATGGAAAAAAACTGAGCAGGCAAGAGAAAAGGGCCGCAAATGGTATGAAGAAAATCGAAAGCGGATAATAGAAAAGAACCGCAAATGGGTTAAAGCCAATCCAGAACTGGCAAAAGAAAAGAACCGCAAATGGCGGGAGGGCAATCTAGATCGGGCTAAAGAAAACAGTCGCAAATGGCGGGAAAGCAATCCAGAACGGCATAAAGAACTTACGCGCAAATGGCGGAAGGAGAATCCTAAAAAATTGTTAGCATACAATCAAAACCGCAGGGCTTTGAAATCCAACGCAGACGGCCATGCAACCGCAGAGCAAATCAAATCACGCTTTCAATATCATGAGAATCGTTGCTACTATTGCGGCGATTCAGAATCAGGATTGCACGTCGAGCATCGAATACCGTTGAGTCGAGGTGGCTCGAATTGGCCATCCAACTTGGTTCCAGCTTGCCAATCGTGCAACTTTTCAAAGCATACAAAAACAGAGAAAGAATTTATCAATCAATAATCAAGGGGAAATTATGGAAACCAACGAGATTGACACCATCAACCAGAATTTCGAGAAGTTAATCGGCGGTTATTCGCTCATATCAAAAGCGTACATGGTCCGAGAGATAGCGGAACTGAAAGAGCGAATAGAAAAAGCCTCGTTCGAGTTTGGAAAGCAGCGAGACAGGATAACGGCATTAGAGACGTACATTAACGACGAATTAGAAAACCTGGTTAAATCCAAGATTGAAGCAGCAAAAACCCAGTTAAGATCGGAGATGGTTAAATAATGGAACATGAAAATATCATCGAAGCACTGAAGCGGAATAACTGGATTGATGAAATATTCGAGCCAAAGCCAGCCAGTGAACCAACACAGGAAATGATAGGAACTCCAGAGCGAGTGGATGTATACGCCAAACGAGTCGAGGAGGGCGAAAGTCTATGGCATCCAGACGATTTGGTAGTCTTGCATGAGCCACAGAAAAACAATTGGCCAACCATATTCGAACAAGGCGTAGCGTTTCCATATGCGACAAAGAACATTGCGATTGGCTACAGGTACGAAAAAGGAAAAGAATGAAAGCTATTACAGAACAGGTCGGAGGCAGTCACTATAAAGACATGACAATCCAGCCGATTGAGTTTATCAACGGTAACAAATTAGGATTCGTCGAGGGTAGCGTGATTAAATACACATGCCGCCACAGGTCGAAAAACGGAAAGCAAGACCTGGAAAAAGCAATCCACTTTCTAAAACTACTAATTGAGATGGAGTACCCAGATGAATGATTGGGGGTATGGATTCGATGAGCCGGTAAATACACCGGAGCAAGTAAAAAAGCCGGTAAAACAGCTATGCAGACGATGCAAGCAGTTATCTGTTATCGAGACATTAGAAAAAGTTGACTATGTCAATCAAACAAAAAGGCATCGAAGATGTATAACATGCGGAGATAATTGGTGGACGGTTGAGAAGATTTGATATATGATGGAGTTTAAAGGGCCAGCAAACTGAGAAAGTCGCGCGGCTTTGCCCTTAATCTCTTATGGTGGTTGTAGTGGGTTTATCTAGACCAGTAGTAGACAGGTTGATAAAATCTGTACCAGAAAGGCCAGTAGGTTTTCAGCGTGATAATCTCGTTAGCGAGACGATAGGCACTGCTTTTTATAACCTGGGATTCAACAGGGCCAAAGCTGATAATATTGGCTCTTATCTAATTAAGCAAAATCCATCCATCGACGGAACCATCTACGACGAAACGCCGAACAGAAAAACGAGAACTGAACTCACCGCACGAGCCACGAGTTTTTCCACGAATCAGCGGTTTTATGGTGGCAACACATCGACAGGCAAAACGGCTTTAAGTGTTTTTGCGTGGGTTAGGCCAACGACTTTATCTGGTTCGAAAACCATTATTGGCGAATCGGTCGAATTAGGAAACGATAGAGGATGGTTGATTTATTTTGACGGTAGCAATTTGCGGGTGATTGTATCAGCAGATGGAGACACCACAAACGCAAAAAACTACGTGACAACAGCATCATTTACAGTGAGTGAATGGATTCATGTTGGTTTTGTTTTTGGTTCTGGTGCATTGACTTTATACGTTGACGGCAAGGCAGCAGCGGTAACACAAACAACGAATGGAACAGTTGCCACAATAAACGATTCCGCTCAATCAATCGAATTAGCATCGACGAATGGCGGAGCGAATTACTTAACAGGTCAGCTACAACAACCGCTAATATATGAAGGCGTTTGGTCAGCGGCTCAAATTCGCGACCTCTATTTGCAGCAATACGACGACATCCCAATCACCTATGGCTGGTTCCTCAATGGTGATACCGCAAGCGGTTTAACCAGTTCATCCCCAGCGTTGACACCGTCAAACGCGCCGGATATCTACGAAGATGACGCGGTCCCAGTCGATTGGTTGAACGAGAAGGGGTGGAACGGTGCGGCGGAATTCAATGGAACGAGTTCTTGGATTGAGCTGGAAACACAACCGATTGACACAACAGGCGATTTCAAGTTGTCGATGTATGCCAAGCCAGCAACAGGTGGTGCGGAAAACTTCATTGGGTACGACACCATACAAGGGAATTGCCTATCTTATTTCAATGCTGCATCAAGCAGCATAATTCTTAGAATAAACAACAATCTCAGAACATTCACATTCCCTCAAACTTCCGCCGAAATCAGAGAAGGTGGAGATTTAATTATCGAGCGAGTCAGCGGCACAACAACAATAATCTATCAAGGTGTGACATCACCAGAAACGCTTGTTGAAAGTGGTTTATTCCATATTGAAACGGTTGGTCGAGAAAGGTCAAACTATTTTGAAGGGATCATTCGTAATTTCGTCTACGAAGAAAGTGGCGTTGTTTTAGTCAATCTACCTTTGGATTCTGATGCAATAGACATTTCGGGCAACGGAAACGACGGAACAGATACCGATGTGACATACGTTCCGATTCCAAAACGATGGGATGAGGAACTAGATTCAGCAGGTGACGCAGCCCACGATTCCAATTCCTTCGGCACCGCAAAACGCGACGGGCAACTTGCCGACGGAAATTGCATTTCGCTGGATGGGGTCAATCAGTATGGCGTGATAACAAATACTGATGACTTCAGCGGCGAAGATTGGACGCTATCGGGTTACGTTATTTTTAATGAACTATCGGCAGATGACCGGATTTTCGTCCAAGCTGGTGGCGGTGGACATATTTGGATTTGGCCGAGACCTAGTGCGTGGCAATCTTACCTTGATACATCCACGAAAAATTATGTCGGGGTTTCGCCCCCAACCGAGGGAAAAGTTTATTTTGTATCCTTAAACAAAAGCGGAACGTCATTTGTCTTGACAGTTGTCAACGAAACAGACGGTGTTACAGAAATTAGTGACCCGTTGACTATCACAATGGAATCTAGGTCAGGCAACTTGATTGTAGGCTCAAAAGATGATGGTTTAGCAAATTTTATTGACGGCAAAATTTGGGGATGGAAACTCGACCATGCAAACGGCTTCGAACTCCCAATGGCTGAAGGCAGCGGC